ACAGGAGACGGGGTCAACAAGGACTTCCCGGTGGTGTTCGCCGGAGGACCCCCGCTTGACCGAAGCCACGTCAAGGTCTTCATCGACCAGGTCTCGTACAACTCGAACTGGAGCATCGTCACCGTCAACGGGCAGGACCTCGTCCGGTTCGTCGATGCCCCGGGGCAGCCCGTGGATGACGTCCCGAACGTGATGCTCAAGAGAGTGACCCCCGGGGACGCATCCACCCGTGTCGTTGACTTCACGGACGGTTCCATCCTGAGCGCGTCCGACCTCGACAAGGCACAGCTCAACGCCCTCTACGTCAGCCAGGAGTCCGCGGACCTGTTCTTGGACCAGGGAGGAGCGGCGGTCAACGTCAACTTCGACCAGGAGATCGCGGGCGAGAAGACCTTCACGGGAGTCCTCGAGATCGCCCAGAGCGGTGCCTTCGTCCACCGTCCGCAGACCCCGATCTCCAAGGTCGCCCAGGGCAAGCAGTACGTCCTCGCCGCATCGACCGCGGATGGTGCCGTGGAATGGATGCCGACCACGGTGTCCCCGGAGAACCTCCCGTCGAACGTGGTCCTCTCGGACACCCCGACCACGCCGGCACAGGTCATCACGGCACCCAAGAAGTTCGAGGGAACGGTCGAGGTTCCGAACGGGAGCCTGAAGGTCACCTCGACCGGATCCGTGAACAAGGCGCTCGTCTCGGGGGACAACGCCGGGACGATGAGCCTCCAGCCAATCGTCAACGGGATCAGGCTCGGATCGGCAAACGCACAGGTCACCACGGGGACCGTCACGATCTCCCCGGAGAGCATCGGGGCTCTTGCGGCCAACTCACAGGGCGGTGCCACCCAGACCGTCACGGTTCCGGTCAACTTCACGGAGTCGATCAGTCTCGGAGACAATGCGAACGCGGACATCCTGCGGATCAACAGCAGCCTGGTGATCCCGCAGAACGCGGCAACGGGGAAGGTGCTGACGTGCCTCAGCCCGGAGGGGAACGCGGCGTGGGCCAACCCACCGCAGACCGGGATCATCAGCATCAACAACCAGACCGGATCCGGGACTGGAGGTGCCATCACCCTGACGGCGGCGGATGTCGGTGCCGTGTCCGTGGACACCACCCAGAACATCAACGGTGCCAAGACGTTCACCAACGACGTCAACCTCGGCGTCGATGCCTTCGACAAGATCACCATTGCGGGAGAGCTCTACATCCCGTCCACCGGCAGCGCCGGCCAAGTCTTGACAAGGACGGCTGATGCCAAGGCGATCTGGCAGACCCCGCAGCCAGCCGGTGTGTCAACCGTCAATGGGGCGTCCGGAGATGTCACGATCACGGCGGCCAGCCTCGGTGCCTACACGGCCCAGACGATCCCGACCGCCACGACCACGGACAAGGGTCTTATGCAGGTCGGAAGCGGCCTGTCGGTCACCAACGGAGTCGTCAGCGTCAACCAGAATGCCACCCTGCCGACTGCCTCAGCGACCGTCCTCGGCGGCGTCAAGGTCGGCAGCAACCTGTCCATCAACCAGGACGGCGTCCTGTCTGCCACCCTGAGCGGAAGCGTCGGCGTCAACAAGTTCAACGACCGGGTCGGTGACGTCGTCCCTGCCTCGGGCGACTACACCGCTGCCCAGGTCACCAACGCCGTCACCACCAACTCGGCGCAGGACATCACGGCGTCGAAGAAGTTCACCGCCAACCAGACGGTCTCCACGGCAACCCCGGCGGTCGGGACAAACGGGTCTTCGGGCGTCCTCCTGAACACCAGCGGCCTGATCCAGGCGCAGCGGACCGGAAACGACGACCGGATCTTCCAGGGACACCTCCCAGCAGGCGGCGTCTCTTCTTATATCGAGTCTGACGGCACGGCGTGGTTCAACGGTCTTGTCACGGCGCAGACCGGATTCTTGTCGCCCGGCGGCATGACGATCGGGTCAACGACCGCCGACGGTATCAACATCACCGGCACCCTGAAGATCACCGGCAACGGGACTCCTGCCGCCGGCAAGGTGCTGACCTGCACCAACAACAACGGCAACGTCGAATGGCAGGTGCCGTCGAACGCCCCCGTCACCAACGTCAACGGCCTCACCGGCAACGTGAGCATCAGCCTCGACGGGGAGTCCAGCCCGAGCGGAAACCTTGGCGGCGTGACCAAGTCCACCGCCCAGACCATCTCCGGGACCAAGACCTTCACCGTTCCCCAGGTCTTCAACGCCAACGTCACCCTCGGTGACTCGGCGGCAGACTCGATCACCGTCAACGGCAACCTTGTCATCCCCAACGACCGTGGAGCGAACAAGGTCCTCACCTGCGTCGATGCAGCGACCGGGCAGGTCGGCTGGTTCCCGCCACGGGTGAACTCGGTCCGTGGATCAGAGGTTGCCCTCGGGAACGCACAGACCGGAGACGTGGCCATCTCCGCAGCAGACGTCGGTGCCCCGACCGTCGCGCAGCTCAACACGGTGTCTGCCGCAGCAACCAGCGCGACCACCACGGCGAACAACGCGGTCACCACGGCGAACAACGCGCTCTCCGTGGCGAACTCGAAGCTGTCCGTGGTCTCCACCACGACCACCCCGGTCGGTTCCGGTGCCAACGCCACGAACCTCGTCTGCCTCAGCGGGACAGGGACGTCCGGGAGCCCGCTCCGGGTCGAGGGCGCTCCTCCCCTCGGCCCTGCCGCAGGCGACCTGTCCGGTTCCTACCCGAACCCGACGATTGCCGCCGGTGCCGTGACGTTCGCCAAGATCCAGACCGTGCCGCCGGTCAAGCTGCTCGGCGGCCCGACCACGGGCACGGCAAACGGGCAGGTGAGGGCAATCGGGATCGGGCCGAGGCTTGTGTTCAACGCAAGCGGCGACCTCGATGCCGTCCCGCCGGGCGTCGAGGCTTCAACGAACAACACATTTACCGGGACCAACACGTTCAACGGCAGCGCGGTGACCTTCTCCGCGACTACCCCGGTGACGGCCAACGGGAACCTGACGGTCAACGGCAACACGACCATCGGAAATGCGGCCACCGACTCCCTGGTCATAAACGGGGCGGTCAGGATCACCTCAGGGTCCCCGGCGGCAGGCCGTGTGCTCACCTGCGATGCCAGCGGAAACGCGACCTGGCAGGCGGCAACCGGCGGTGCAGGAGGCGGGGTCCATGCGATTGGGTCATCGACCCAGCTCCTCCTCATCTCGTCGTCTACGACGAGCACCTCTTACACCGTCGCCATCCAGCGCCAGATCGTGTCGAACGCATTCTCGATCACGGGAAGCGCCTTCAACCCGAACAGCTCAGGCTTCCAGCTCAGGGCTCCTTCCGGAACCGCATGGGCCGGGCTGATGCAGGCAACGGACCGGACCAACGGACTTGCAGACTTCACCCCGATTTGGGTCACCGTCACGGATTCGGCCTGCACTTCTCACTACTGGAACGGCATTTCGTGGGTCACGGCGAACCATGTCGTCATCCCAAGCTCCGTTTCCATCATCGACATGAACCTGACCAGGACCTCCTGATGTCCCCAGAACACGACGTAATGCTCGCCATCGGGCGTCTCGAAGGAAAGCTCGACTCCCTCATCCAGCTCCGGCAGCAGCAGCAGCAGGAGATCAAGGACCTTGACACCCGGGTCAGGGCCTTGGAAAGCGCCAAGTCAATCGTCATCGGCGGCGCTGGGGTGGTCTCCGGGGCCGTGACTCTCCTCCTCAACTTCTTCAACAGGTAACCATGCAGACCGTATCCCTCATCTCGGCAACCGACCTCCGCAACGCAGTCACCGGGAGCAGCGTCTCGTACCGCCCGGTCGTCTCCTACACCGGACTGGCCGTGATCGAACTCAAGCGGACCTCCGCCACCGCCGGGACGACCACGACCGGGACCACCATCGCCATCCAGGGATCCCTCGACGGCGTTGACTGGGTCAACATCCACACCACCACGGTCGCAACCCTCACGGCACCCACCGGGGTCAACGACTACTCGGCGGTTGATGGGTACCGCTCCGAGGCGAAGGTCATCATGGCGATGCCCCTGATGCGGGTGGTCACCAGCGGTGTCATCAACAACACCGACAACGTCCTCCGCCTGACGGTGCTCCTCGCCAATGGCTGACAAGCAGGTCCTCAAGGACCTCCACTCCCTCCTCTGCGGGGAACTGGTGCGCCGGATCCAGTCCGGCGAGGCCACCCCGGCTGACCTCAACGTCGCCCGCCAGATGCTCAAGGACAACTGCATCGACCAGGCGGCCCTCGAGGGAACCCCCATGCTGCGGCTGGCGCAGAACCTCCCCTTCGACACAGAGGTCGAGCGCAAGTTCGGGACCTGACGCTTGCAGGACAACCTTGACCCGAGGCTGAAGGACTTCCGC